ACAAAGATTGTTACTGTTTCAGAGTTTGTAAATGCTGGAGCTGTACTAAATAATGCTTTATCGTATCTCTTAAGCGTTAAAGTAGTAGCGCCTGAGTTAACAGCTGATACGTATGCGTTAGCAACTTTACCAGATGTAGCACCTTTTAATTTTACTGTTTGACCTACTCTTATTGCGTGAGTACCAGAGTTTGCAATTGTTACATCACCTGATGTTGTGTTCAATGCACCTGTGTACGTTAAGTGTAGTCTACCTTGCTCAGACCAAATGATTTGATCAGAAGTCATAGGCATTTCCGCACCTACCATTCGTAAGAAGCTAGCGATAGATCTGTCTCCATATCTTTCAACTTCTGCTTCGTATAAATCTGGTAAGTATTGCTGTGACCAATCGTTAGCACCACCTGTAAATGATAGGTAGTTAGTTGCTAGCGTTTGTTTAACTGGAGCTGGTACCACGTTTAGGTTGGTACCGCCCGTTGGAGTTATTACTGCCATTTTTATTTATTTTTTTAAAGTTATTTTCTAAGTTTAATTTTTAACTTTGAACTATCATCCCCAGAAATTGCTCTTATTTTTACTCCCTCGGTTTCAACTGTGCCAGCTTTACGTGGATCCATATTTATATTTTTTGAATCTGCATTTAACTGTTTTATAGCATCAGCTTTACCTTGTTCGTAAAAATGATTTGCAACTGCATCTGCATTGTCTGCAACGAAGAGTGCTTTATGATAACCTTTAGCGTCTTGTAACATATTATCTTTACTGATATACTTATCTAGTACGTTTAATATATTTGCTTGCTTATCTAAAACTTTTTGTTTATCATTAACATTGTATCTATACTTTTTGTCTCCCACTTCAAATTCAAAACCTTTGAAATTGTCATTGAAAACTTTTTTAGATTCATTATTAAAATGATTCACTTGCTCATCTTGTAGCTTTGCTTGTTCTGATTGTTCAGAGTTGTAAGTATTGAAAAACTCAACTGCTTTTTGCTGATCATCGGTTAACTTAGAACCCAACTTGACTTCTTTGTAATATTGGTCCTTTAATCCTTCTAAATAGCTTTTGGCTTTTGCAATTTCTTCTTTATAAGCGAGTTTTTTTCGCTTAATATCTCTTTGCTCATCAATTTCTTCATCAACTGAAAAATTATCATCAATTAAAAAATCAATTTCATCTTTTGTAAGATGTGATTTAGTTTGATTATAATATTGATACAACAAAGTAGATTCATCGATGCTAGAATAATCTTGATTAATTTTTACATAATCCTCTAACGTTCCACCAGTCTCATTTATAAAGTCTACAACTTTTTGAATGTTTTCTGGTAATTCTATTCCTGTGTCTTGTGAGGTTTGTACAGCCTCTTCTACTTTGTCTTGTAACTCCTGTACTTCTTCTTTAGCCTCTTCTTATGGTTCTTCTTTTGTTTCTTCTTCAATTACCTCTTCTAAGGTTAATTGATTTTCTTCTGGAACCTCTTCAGTAACCTTTTCTTCTTGAATAGGTTCTGTTTTTTGCTCTACCGGTTTGCTTAAATCAACTTTATACATACCGTCTTCGGTTTTACCCGTGTCTTGTCCTGCTGCTTCAAGTACTTGTTCTTCCTTTTCTGCGGCAGTTGGTGTTTCGTCAACTACGACGTCTTTGTTTTCTTCCATGATAAAATATTATAAAAATGTGTTTGCAGTTTTTATTTAGGCTCAAACTGCTCTAAGCCAAATCCCCCCAAGTTATCAAATCCTGCTGATTCAAACTTTTTTGGTGGTTTATTGTTTTTCCTTTGATCTATTAATTCAGATTGTTGTGAAGCTTGTATTTTTGTTCTTTCATCTTTTCTATCTTCTTTAAACTTCTCTTTATCTTTAATTACATTTAAATCAGCGTCTTTAAGTTGCATATTCATTTCAAACTCTTTTTGCATCAGCATCATTTTTATTTCAGCTTCTCTTTCTAGTTTTTGAGCATCTAGTTGTGCTTCAACTTGCGCTAACTGAGCTTTACTTTGTGTTATAGCTTGTTGCTTTTGAACATCAGCTTGTGCTGCTGCTTGGGCTGCTTGGGCATTAGATTGCGTTTGCATTTGAATATTTTCTTGCTGAAGCTGTCTGTCTTTATCAAACTTTTGCTTTCTTCTTAATTTTAATAATTGATTTGCAAGTTTTAAATTTCTTATTTCTCTAATATCAATAGCATCTTCTAAATTAATTTGTTCTTTTTGAAGAGACATTTGTATATTATTTTCAAGTAATTGTTTTTCTTCTTCATCAGGTGTTAATTCTAAGAAAATCCCAAAATCATGAAGTTGTAATTTTTTAACTTCTTCTAAAGCTCCTACATTTGATCTACCTATAGCTTGTATAAAAGATTTTCGTGTTGGACTAAACTCTAGCACATCTGATATTCTAAGTGATATAGCCTCAGCTGTTTTTAGTGTAAGGTATAATCCCCCTTGTAATATATGTCTTGTTGCTGTATTTGAATTTGCAGCTGCAATTTTTTGTAATCCTACTAAAGCATTTTTATCTGGCGTTGAACCATCTCTTGCTTCGTTTAATCCGGTCACATCTCTTATCATTTGTAAATAATAATTATATGAATTAATTAAACTTGATATTTTAGCATTAGACCCAGATGATTGTAATTCTTGTACAGGAATTTTACCGTTGTTAAATTCACCATCTTGTGTCATTGATCTACCAATAACAGAACCTGTTTGAAAATACATATTTAATGCTTCTTGTGCATTATAATTTGTTCCATTACCTAAATCTATTTCTGCAATACCGTCTGCATCTAAATAAACACCATCAGGAACCATTCTTGATAACACCTGTTGTAACTTTAAATGCGTTAATTGAATCATATCTGCAAACGTAGTCATTCTACTAACAAGAGATTCAACTCTACCTTTATATATTCTTGGTGCTACAATATTATAACTAAACTGGGCTTTAACTGTATCTGACTTTGGTCTTGTCATGTTTTCAGCTAATTGCCATTTTAATAATTTATTAGTACCAACTATCTTAGCACCTTCATAAATCACCTCTATTGTTCTTGATTCTTTAGTAAATCTACTTCTAGAATCTTTTGGAGGATTAAAACCGTCGTCTTTTTTAATAGCCTTCGATGCCCCCGATGAAGTTTCTTTTATTTTATGTACTTGATCTTTATATGTTTTATATTCAAAATACAGTACATATACATGAGAATTATCCTCACTGTCATTACCTGCATAAGATTTATTATATAGTTTAGCATTTGTTCCTTGCCCCTCTACATCTCTTCTTATGTCTTCATCTGTTAATTCAGGATATTGCTTTTTTAAATCAACTACAGACACTTTTCTTATTTCACCTACATAATATATGTCATCAAAGTGTGGCGACTCTGTGTATGAATAAACTAAATCAGCTGGATCTACATACTTTATATTTATCCCCTCTGATGTTGTATATTCGTTTTTAACAGCACCCATACCAATAACAGTTATATCATAATCTAATCTTTTCTTTATTAATTCATATTTATTATGATCGAATACATTGTTAATAGCCTCTTCTTCTGCTATTTCAACAGAATCTTTGTAATCAAGTTGCATGTGAAGTTCTAACTCCTCTTCGCTTTCGGGCAATGTGTCTGGGTCATTCTCGTATATATTTATACCCAATTCATTATAAACTGAATCTGAAAAATTAACAGTTCTCATATCTTTTAATAAAGATTCTACATAATCTGTTCTTTTCTGCACTGATGCTGGATCTTGTGAATATGCTTTTACATCATATGTTCTTTCTGCAATACCATTTACTACAATATCTACAAACTTGGGTATAATAGGAACAGGTTTCCAATCTATGTTTAAATATGATAAATCACCATTAATAGATAATTCGTCTTTATATTTCTGTATTGACTGTTCACCTCTAGCATATAATCTTAAACGGTGAAAATTGTCTCTATTAGCGTAGTACCTAGCTGTACCAGAATCTCTTTTAAACCATTCTGATTCAACTGCCCTTGCAATCTCTAAACCATATTTTTCACTTGCTTTCTCAGCATTTGAAACTGCTTGGCTTGGGAATACACCCTTTGGTAATATATTCATCTATTTTATTATTTTTGAAATACTTCCTTTGTTATTATATTTTTTTAATCCAAAATCTAAAACCTTTGTTTGTTTTAATTGCTTTGGTTGATACAAATGCCTATTGCAAGCCATCACGGCGAGACCGGAACTTATTGCGGCATCATGTTTTGTTCTATTATTTATGTTAAATTTAGACCAATCGTTTAACGTTGCATTGAAATATATATTACCATAATCTCCATTTTCCTGTAATCCTACATATTTATCTATATATGATTCAATTGCTGCAGCGTGAATTTGTTTCATATCTTCAGATGA